ATGAACATCTTCGCCACAAATCCATTTCCTGCAGAAAGTGCCATTTGTCTTCCTGACAAACACGTTGTTAAAATGCCCTTGGAATGCTGCCAAATGCTTTCCATCGTAGCATCTAAAAATGGGGATCACGGGTATGGAGAACTGTATAAAACAGATAATACTCCATACAAAACTGAAAAAGGTGCATTTCGAAATCACCCTTGCACTCAATGGGCAGCACAAACTATTGACAATGCCTATTGGTTAATTAAGTGGGGTATGAATCTGTGTGATGAGTATGCTGTGCGTTATAGTAAAATCCATTCGTGCTATAATACTCTTCTTGGTGCTTATTATCTTTTTCCAAAAGGTAAAATTACCAAGGTAACTCCATTTGCTCGTGCGATGCCCGATGAGTATAAACTTGACACAAGCATTGACACTTTTACTGCTTACAAGATGTATATTGCATCCAAACCTTGGGTTGCATCTAATTATCTTCGTATGCCAGAACGCAAACCTGAATGGGTATGACATATAAAAGGGTGATTTTTTCCTTGATGAAGATACGCACCTTGTGTATATTTTTGATGGGACTGAATGGTGGGAAGTTGTCCCAGATTGTTATTTGAAAAAACTGATTGGACTTGATTATGACGAGTGAATTTCTTTTTGTGGAGAAGTACCGTCCTCAAGTAATTGAGGATTGTATTCTTCCTGATGATACTAAAAAAACATTTAAGGAGTTTGTAGAGAAGGGTGAGATTCCAAATCTTCTTCTTGCTGGACCTCCTGGTATTGGTAAAACCACCATCGCAAAAGCATTATGTAATGAATTAGGAGCAGATTATTATGTCATCAATGGATCCGACGAAGGACGTTTCCTGGATACTGTACGGAACCAAGCAAAGAACTTTGCTTCGACCGTTTCACTTACGGGATCTTCTAAACACAAAGTCATCATCATCGACGAGGCTGATAACACGGGCAACGACGTTCAACTCCTTCTACGGGCGAATATTGAGGCATTTTATAACAACTGCCGATTCATCTTTACCTGCAACTACAAAAACAAAATCATCGAACCCCTCCATTCTCGATGTGCCGTCATTGATTTTACAATCAAAGGAAAGCAAAAAGCACAACTTGCAGGGGCATTCTTCAAAAGACTCCAAACGATTTTGGATCAAGAAAAAGTTGAGTATGATTCAAAAGTTCTTGCGGAGTTGGTATCCAAGCACTTTCCCGACTTCAGACGTGTTCTCAATGAATGCCAAAGATACTCTACGGGAGGAAAAATTGACTCGGGCATTCTTGCATCTTTCTCAGACATCTCTGTAAATGAACTTCTTAAAAATCTTAAAGAAAAGAACTTCACTGAAGTACGTAAATGGGTTGTATCCAATCTCGATAATGATAGCAATATTATTCTTCGTAGGGTTTATGATGCACTTTACGACTCAGTTGTTTCATCTTCTATTCCTGCTGCTGTTCTTATTATTGCTAAGTATCAATATCAGATTGCCTTTGTTGCGGATCAAGAGATTAATCTTTTGGCGGCGCTGACTGAAATTATGTGTGAGTGTGAGTTCCGATGACAAGTCAAAAGAGTCTTAAGACCCCTTGTCGCTATCCGGGCGGCAAGTCCCGTGCTTGCACCAAAATGGATCCTTATTTTCCAGATCTCCGTAATTACACTGAGTTTCGAGAACCTTTCCTTGGTGGTGGAAGTGTTGCAATTCATATCACCAAGAAATATCCCATCCTAGATATTTGGGTTAATGATTTATACGAACCTCTTGTAAACTTCTGGCAACAACTCCAGATGTTTGGATATGATTTAAAAAGTGAACTCGTAGATTTAAAAACGGCAAACAATACTCCAGATCTAGCAAGAGAACTTTTTCTCCAATCAAAAGAGCGGATCAATGATCAAACTGTGTCAAATTTTAATCGTGCTGTAACTTTCTATATTGTCAATAAGTGTTCTTTCAGTGGTTTGACAGAGAGTTCTTCCTTTTCAGAACAAGCATCAGTTTCAAATTTTTCTTTGAATGGAATTTATAAACTACCTGAGTATTCTGCATTAATTGCAAATTGGCGTATAACTAATTACTCGTATGATTATTTGATGGATGGAAATAAAGATGCTTTTATGTATCTCGATCCTCCTTATGATATTAAGGATAATCTCTATGGGAATAAAGGATCAATGCACAAAGGATTTGATCACGATAAGTTTGCTTCTGATTGCGATGCTTGTTCTATGGATCAGTTGGTGAGTTATAATTCAGATCAACTTGTCAAAGATCGTTTTAAAAACTGGAATGCTGCTGAGTTTGACCTGACTTATACAATGCGTTCCGTTGGTGAATATATGCGAGAGCAAAAACAACGTAAAGAACTACTGCTTTTTAATTATGGAATTGAAGGATTGGTTGGACTCAATTAATTTTACAAAGGAAGATCTATCAGACAATATTAAAGAATATGCACCCTATATTATCAATCGTTGTTTGTCTGGACATATTGATTGTATTTTATACACAAATGAAATGAATATGAATCATCATCTTGATAAAGATATGCAATATTCATTTTATCTAAATAGTCTAAGGAAAAAAAGAGATTTTCTCTCTGGCTCCGAAAGGATAAAGTCACGAACTTAGAATGTATAAAACAATACTATGGATATAGTAATGAAAAAGCATCTCAAGCTCTGAAAATCCTGACAAAAGACCAAATTAACTTTATTAAACAACGACTTGACATTGGAGGATCAAAATGACTACTACGGTAGAACCTACTGTTGAATGGTCTCAGGACCAAATGGTGGAAGTAATTCTTAATGAACCTGATGACTTCCTTAAAGTTCGTGAGACTTTAACTCGCATCGGAGTTGCATCAAGAAAGGAGAAAAAACTTTATCAATCCTGCCATATTCTACATAAGCAGGGTAGATATTATATTGTTCACTTTAAGGAACTGTTTGCTCTGGACGGTAAACACGCAAACTTGACTGTGAATGATGTTCAAAGACGTAATCGTATTGTTCGTCTTCTTGCTGATTGGGGATTGATTACTGTTGTTAAAGAAGATTCTGTAACTGATATTGCTCCTCTTAACCAAATTAAAGTTCTTGCTTATAAAGACAAGGGTGATTGGATTTTGGAACAGAAATATAATATTGGCAAAAAAGGAAAAGCAGTAGAATCCGAATAAAAAAATACGGGGTTCAACACCCCGTTTTTTTATAAAAGTATTATAATTATATACGGATGCCGTAAGGGTCCACAAAACACAAACTCGCTTTTAAAGGAGCTACCATAATGACTAATCTTGTACCTTCAAGGTTTACTGCTGCGGATCTTCCTGCTTTGATGGAAAGAATCACCCGCAATAGTATTGGAATGGACGAATACTTTGATCGTCTTTTCAATCTTCACGAAACCACAACTAACTATCCCCCTTATAATCTTGGTTCAAGTAAGTAATGTAGAGTCTCGATCTAGAACTTGCACTTGCCGGATTTAAGAAAAAAGAAGTTTATGTCTATACACAAGACGGTAAGCTCTTTGTGGAGGGTCAAAAGGAAGATAAAGAAACGGAATCCAACTATCTCCATAAGGGTTTGGCTCAACGGAGTTTTAAGAGAGCGTGGACGCTCTCTGATGATACGGAAGTTAGATCAGTTGATTTTGAGGATGGGCTTTTAACTGTTGTGCTGGGTAGAATTGTTCCAGAGTATCATAAACGAAAAGACTATCTCTAAATATTTAAAAAACTTAAAACTATGACTTTCCAGGAGTTTATGCTTATCATAAATGAAATGAAAGGTGACTTTGGTGCTGATGCCAAACCACCAAAACCAAAATGTGGTTGGGCAGGAACAACAAGTTATGCTATGCTTCCTGGAAAGAAAGTTTGTAAGTTTAAAAGAAAACGTGAATGATAAATACAAATGAATATCGTCGTCGCTGCACCAAGGGAGGCAACTGGCAAAATCCAGTTGACGCCTCCCATTTTTCTTGCTAAAATGAATGGAGGTATGGAGTACAAATGACAATTAAACTTTTACTTTTAAAATCTGGAGAAGACATTATTTCAGATATAAAAGAAATGGTTATTGGTGAAGAAGAAGACCGTAGGATTGTTGGATATTTTCTAAACAAACCTTGTTTGGTTAAGATGAGAGATCCAAGTCTTCTTACAGAAGAAAGCACCGAAGAACAAAAGAAAGCAGCATATCAAGTTTCTCTTTATCCTTGGATGCCTCTTTCAAAAGATCAAGTTATTCCTGTTGCTGCTGATTGGGTGGTAACTATTGTAGAACCTATTGTAAAACTTTCTGAAATGTACGTGGAGGACGTGTTATCTCGTGGAACAGAAGCAAACCAAAATTCTAGCACTACTGAACAATCTAATTCTAATAACTCAGATTGAAGAAGTAGGAGCAGACATTGGAGAACCAGATTGCAAATTGGTTAATCCATTCTTAATAACAGAAGAGCAAGGATATGATCCAATACTTAGAACCATTTCTTTGCGGTTATACTAAGGAAAATACATTTATGATGAGTTCGGACAAGATTCTTACTCTTGCAGATCCAACTCCGACACTTCTTGAAAAATATGAGGACTTAATTAAAGGATGACAGATTTTACACTAATGTTCAATTGATTGGAAATCAATTTTTGGTTCGTGGAGTAGAAAATGGTAAAAGATTTGAGACAAGAGATGAGTTCTTCCCCACTCTTTTGTAAAGACTAAAAAGGAATCCAAATATAGAACATTAAGTGGAGAAGCAGTAGAACCAATTAATCCTGGAACAGTAAGGGATTGTCGTGAGTTTTATAAAAAATACGATGAAGTAGACGGTTTTGAGATTTATGGAAATGATCGTTATATCTATCAATACATTTCGGAAAAATACTCAGAGGATGAAATTAAGTTTGACATTAGTAAAATCAAACTTGTAACTTTGGATATTGAGGTTGCTTCTGAAGAGGGTTTCCCAGATGTGGAATCTTGTGTAGAAGAAATACTTGCAATTACAGTTCAAGATTATGCAACCAAGAAAATTATTACTTGGGGAGTAAAACCTTTTAAAAACAATCGTAATGATGTAACTTATTATCATTGTTCAAGTGAATATGAACTTTTAAATCATTTCATTCATTATTGGATGAATGATGTTCCCGATGTAATTACTGGTTGGAATATTCAATTTTACGATATTCCTTATATCTGCAAGAGACTCAATCGTGTTCTTGGTGAAAAACTAATGAAACGAATGTCTAACTGGGGACTTGTAACTGAAGGAGAAGTTTTTATTAATGGACGTAAACATACCACTTTTGATGTTGGTGGTTTGACTCAACTTGATTATCTGGATCTTTATAAGAAGTTTACTTATAAAGCACAGGAGTCATATCGTCTTGATTACATTGCTGAAGTTGAACTGGGGCAGAAAAAACTTGATCACTCTGAGTTTGATACTTTCAAAGATTTCTATACTCAAGGTTGGCAAAAATTTATTGAATATAACATCGTTGACGTAGAACTTGTTGATCGTTTGGAAGACAAGATGAAACTCATTGAACTTGCTTTGACGATGGCATATGACGCAAAAGTGAATTATGCAGATGTGTTCTATCAAGTTCGTATGTGGGATAATATTATCTACAATTATCTTAAAAAAGAGATATTGTAATACCACCAAAGAACAAATCTCAAAAGAATGAAAAGTATGCTGGTGCTTATGTAAAGGAACCTAACCCAGGTAAGTATGATTG